GTGCTCACAGATACTAAGTTACGAAAGTCGCTCGGAAAGCGCAGGGAGAAGGTTGAGGTTCTCTCTGATTCAAACGGACTGAATGTGCGTCTAAGCATAACCGGTTCTATCACATTCTTCTATCGGTATCGCTGGCTGGGCAAGCCTGTGCAGTTAAGCATTGGTGACTATCCAACTATTTCACTCTCTCAGGCGAGAGACAGAAGACAGCAGTTCAGAGCGTGGTTGAGCGAGGGGTATGATCCCCGGCAGAAAGTGCTGGTGGAGAAGGCTGAAAGAATAGAAGCGCTGACAGTCGATGAGGCCTATGAGTACTGGGTGAAGCATTACTGTATCCCGGAGGGGCTCATTAAAATTGATGCGAACGGTAAAAGCTTCAAAAAGCACATTAGCCCGCGGCTAGGGAAGGCTATTGTGGACCAGACAGTGAAGGCGAACTGGCTTGAGGTTTTCGATGCAATGGGGAGGAGTGTCATATCAGGTGAGATGCTGTCTCTGACCAAGCGTGCTTTCCGGTTCTGCCACAACAGGGGAGTAATCAAAACCAATCCACTGGAGTCGTTACGAAAATCGGATGTCGGTATAGCAGCGAAGATGAAGGAGAGGCGGCTTTCAGATAGTGAGATAAAGCAGGTGTGGGATACTCTTTTCTCTCTGCCTCCCTCTCAACAACTGGTAATCAGGTTCATGATTCTAACCGGATGCCGCGCCGCAGAAATAAGAAAGTCGAGATGGGAGTGGTTCGATTTCAAAGAAAGGTCCTGGACTGTGCCGGCAGAGGATTATAAGACCGGTAAAACTATTCGTCGTGCGTTGCCGGATACTGCGGTCAGGCTTCTGCAAGAGCATCAACGCGGATCAATCACTAAGCACGTTCTGACTCCAGCACAGTTCCGGGATAAAGAAGATGTCCCACCTGGGCAGACGCTTGTCTCGACGTACTCAATGCAGGTAGTGCGTAAGAACGGAATGAAGGAGTGGTCATTACATGATTTGCGGAGAACGGTGGCCACGCGCCTGTCCGAGCTTGGCGCTCCACCACACGTTATAGAAAAGTTGCTCGGACATCAGATGGGCGGGGTTATGGCCAGATACAACCTTCATGACTATATGGACGATCAGCATGAATGGCTGGATATCTGGCAGAAGCATTTGCAGGAGATTATTGGGTATCCCCTTTAGCAAAGTTGACCTTGTCTTCCCATGACTTGATTTCTGACTCACGCCAGCGCTTCGGATTTCCGGGGATGGTTGGTTTCGGGAATGGGCATGAAAAGCTGGATGGCATACGTGCGGGAGTGCTCCAGAAATAGAGCGTGCTGCGCGATATTTTGTAGCGCGCAAGGATTTCGCTTGTAACCAGGATGCTGTCATTCATCTGTGATCTCCAGAAAAAGAGCGCCCGGCGCGGGGCCGGGCAAAATGGGGGATAACTGAGCAGTGCTTTCGCACCCAATAGCCAGCTCATAACTGGCTATCAGTTGCTTGACATCCTCCCCGTCCTAAAGGAAGGGGATTCCTACAGCTAGACGGCGATGCCCCGCCGCGAGAATGTTCTTTGCGGCGTTCACGTCGCGGTCATGAGTGGTTCCGCACTCACAACAAGTCCATTCTCTTATTCGCAGGCCTGCTCTACCTTTCGGACTGTTGGCGGAGATAGCCCCGCAACACGAACAAGCTTGGGTGGAATAACTTTCGTTGACCACTTCAAACACCACTGACCGCGCAATCGCTTTATATTCCAGTTGTGTTTTGAGCATGAACCAGCCAGCGTCCAAAATGCTTTTTGCCATTTTGGTTTTAACCAGTTTCTTACTGCTCGCGTCGCCTACGAATATTGCCGCATGGCTGTTAACCAGCGCCGTGCTGTACTTGTGCAGGGCATCTTTGCGGCGGTTCTTAATTTTGGCGTGTATGGCGCGTACACGGGCTTTTTTGTTTGCACGCTGTGCCTTTCCTAATGCAGGCTCCAGATCTCGATAGAATCTACCGGCAATCAGCGGATCACCTTCTGACGGGGTGGCGTAGTCTTTCAGCCCTAAATCGATACCCACGGCGGAAGTGGCCGTTGATGGGACAGTTTCGACCTCTACGCAAACATTGAAGTACCAGCGTCCACGGCTGTCTTCTGAAAAGCTTCCAGCACGGAATTTAAATCCTCCCAAGCCGTAGCTATCCCAGACATTAAAAATCCTGCCAGCGAACCGCACCGCGCCATTTTTCCAGACAGCGCTGCCTATTTTAAACGGCACCCAACCCAACGAACGGCGAGATCCCCCACTGACTCGCCAGCGTAAGCGAGAGCGTTTAAATTGCTTCCGTGCCTTGCCGTGAATTGCTGCGATTTCCTGTACGGTATGGCTGGGGATGGTATACCCGCGCTCTTTTCGCTCTTTAAGGAGCGGTTTCTGAACATCAAACGCCGATAGCCATTGCGGTTTTTGCGCGCCAAAAAAGCCAGCGTTGCCGTATGCTGCGCTGGTTATCTCGTTTGCCAGATTAAAGATCTGATTGACCTCAAAGGCCATCTGCCGCAAAACGGCTGCGTGCTTGTCTTTAATTCGGACAGATAGTGTTTTGATCTGAATGTTCATGGTCGTATGTACATATAATGTGTTGATGTTCAGTTGATCGTCGTTATTTGGCGGGATGTCACCCGCCACACGGCGATGCGCTGATGCTGTTTACTTCCGCCAGGCGAAGCTAATTGGCTCCGGCGTAATCCACAGGTGGCGCATGTTCGCCACGTTCACCACATCATAATCCCGCGGGTAAATCTCCACGGCATCCCGATCCCCATAGCCAACGGCTGACTTTATCTCCTGCAATGCATCCCAACTGATGCCATCCTTCCACCGGCCAGAGCTGCCAATGCTGGTGGTGTTCACCGTCAGGCGAATAACACCGTTCTCTTCCTGAAACTCCTGAACAAGAAAGTAAGAGTTAGCCCACACGTTGCTCCGCTTGGGGTCGTGGCATCGTACCGGCCATTGCGATTCCGGTACCGGCTTGAGTATTCCGATCACGTCTCATGCTCCTTAATTTTTCGATGTGCTTTGCTGTTTCGATTTCTTCGGCGATCCGCTCAGCCTGTGCTTTGATCAGCGGCTCGAATTCATGTTGAAAGCGGCCAATGCTGGCGATGCAGGTGCGACCGTTGCGGATGTAGTGGATTACTTCGTGGGTAGCGCGGAGGATTTTGCAGGACGCGCCGTGGGGATCGGCGTACCAGGTATTAGGCTGGATTATCCTGAACATTGGGCACCACCTTAAATTCGATTACCCAGACCCAGGGGTTGGCCTGCCAGTTTTCTTCGCCGTAGATGGACTTCCACAGTTCTTCCCACACCTGAAAGCCATAAGTAGCAGGGCGGAAGTCGTAAAGACCGCAGCCGATTTCCTTACAGATATCCCCAAGGGTAATGGCCTGCAATCGCTCAACTCGCACTCCGGTAATCTCCAGAGTTAGACGACTAGCCCAGCGCGGCATGTGAATCGAAGGCGTCCAGCGTATTTCATCAGCCAGCGGCACATTCTCGTAATGAGTTGGAACATGCTCAGGGTAATCCGCGCGATAAAGTTTCAGGTCCGGCGCGCCAGCACCAGCTTCAGCCCACGTTTCGCGCACCCAGATGCGATCGCCGACGGCACCGAACGGGCAGGTATAGCCTTCATTCTCATCAGCAACGCCAAATGCATCTTTCTTTGCAGGTTGCAGGTATCCGTTTTTATCGATCACGCCAGGTGTGTACCAGTGTGCGTTTAAATCCAGATCGTAACCGTTATGCGTTGGGTGGAAACCATCAGACGGCTGAACCTTCATGATGCGCCGCGTCTGCGTCTTTTTGCCGTCGAGGATGGCGCGCACCATCTCGCCGTTGAAAATCATTCCGCGCTCTTTCACTGCAACCCCCTTTGCTTATTCTTCAGCTCGATGACGGATTGGCACTCTGCACACGTCTGGCAGCCGGGAACGGCAGCGCGCCGCGGTTCGGGAATTGGTTCGTCGCATTCTTCGCAATGCTCCGCTGAAACGGCATTACGGTCGATGCGGTGAGCGGAAAGGGCAGCGTTACGCTGAAGCTCTTCAATCTCTGCTGCGGTATCGATGATGTCCATGGTCAATGCTCCCGGAACTGTCGGTTAATTCGGTTGAAGGTGAACGCCAGCAATAAAAAAGGAGCTTTAAGCTCCCGGGTGATGAGTGCCTTCATGCTGCACGCTCTGTGATTTTCTGAATTTCAGATTCCAGATCTGCAAGGAAGGTCTTAACCTCAGACTCGATTTCGCGCGCCAGCTCTTCATCGAAATGAATACGCTTCTTGAAATAGGCGAGGTCAGGCGGCAGGCGATCATCGAAACTAACGAAATCACACCATTTCCGCCCGGTGCACATCATCTGTGCATGCATTTGCAGCATGTACTGGCGCTTTGGTTCACCGGTTTTCAGCGTTTCGATATGGGTCCAGGTATTGGGGCATTTGATTTCGATAAGCCCGTCGTCGTTTACAAGTCCGTCCGGGCTGGCTGCGAATCCGGGTATGGTTGGGTGATCGATGAGTCCAACTTCAGTGATTTCCGCATTGAACTCATTCAGCGCGTACATTTCGCGTGCCACTGGCTCAAGTTCAGTGCCGCGCATCATCGCGGCATTCGAAAACCCTTCCTCCAGCTTCCCGGTCAGCCGTTGGCAAATCAGCTCGGCCATGTAGTTCTGGCGGCTGGTGGAGTAGCCCGACTTAGTCCGGGCCATGACATCAGCCAGGCGACTGGCTGTGACCTTGCCGCAGCGCGCAGCAAACCATTCAGGGGTGCGTTGCTCTATCATTCAGCCTCCGTCTCTGCGACATTGACAGGTTCGGCGTTGTCGACAGCAAGACTCATGTCATACATGCGTCGTTTCTCAACTGCGCCGATCACCTGTTTCTCTTCGGCGCTCAGCGCCACCCAGAACTCCTGATACTTAACGGTTCCAAGGCGCGCGGCGGACTCACCTTTTGCGATCAGTTCCGGGCGGCGGCTATCTGATTCATGGCCCGCATGAACCTCTGCCGTTGTTCCTTCAATTACTCGCTCTGCCTCGTCCTGGTCGAAGATGCCAGCGAAACCAAAGGCCAGACGCGCGCACTGGATCAGCGTCTTGTGGCGAAGCATGCGGGTAGGGTGGGACTGCCATGGCTGAGTGTTGCGTTTGCACTCTCCCATGTACTCGGTGACGATGGTCGGGTGCTTACGGTCTTTGCGGTAAATCTTGCAGGTACACGCGCCTTCCTCCTTGTCGTAAGAGAACTCCATGCCGTCAAACTGAGGATGCTCGTTGATAATGCGAGCCCATCCATCAACGCCGACGACCGGGACAATCCCGCCTTTATCTGGGAATGCGTAAATCTCTTTGGTCCATGGGTTCAGGCCGTACTGGTTGGCGACGATCAACAGGGCTGTAAACTGCTCGTCCGTGACGTTGCCACCTTTGAACGCTGTATTCTTCAGCGTATTCATCAGGTCTGTACCGGCATCCATGCCGAGGCGTGCGGCCAGTTTCCCGGCCATGGTGGAAAGTGCAGTACTCATTGTTAAATCCCTCAAAAATTAAAACGGGCAGCCGGTACGGTGTTCCCAGTCGTATTCCGCCTGGGCGTAAGCAACTACCGAAATGAAATCGTTGTAGGCCTCGCCAGCTTTATCGCTGCGAAGCCCTTCGTATGGGCTGGAGTCTATCGGGATCGTGAAGTGGAAGAGGCCGGACGGCTCTTTAGGCATCATGTCGATGATTTTCTGCGCCCGGTCGTCGATCCACTTCTCTTTCTCGTCGGTGATCTGCTGCTCAGCCCAGCGCCGATCTTCGATGCGGTCGTAAGTGAGGTATGCGTTCATGGTTGCCTCAGTAATGAATTTTCGCGCAGGGGATCAGGTCATCTTTCAGAGCGGTAAGCACTTCGATAGCCTGCTCGCGGGTTAAGCTGGTTTGGCTGGTGAGCGCGTTAACGATGTTGGTGCCGACCGTCTTGCGGTGCTTAACGTCAGCTTCACGCTTTGCCTGCTCATCGGCGAGGCGCTTCTCTTCGGCCAGGCGGGCATCTTCGGCCTGTTTGGCCTTCAGGCGCTCGGCTTCAACCGCCGCGGCTTTTTCGCGTTCCGCCCGGGCTTCCGCTTCCTGCTTCTCGCGAGCTGCACGCTGTTCCGCTTCGACGCGCTGGCGCTCCGCCAGTTCAGCGCGGGCTTTCTCTTCGGCTTCACGGCGCGCTGCGGCTTCAATCTCCGCTTTGTGCTTCGCTTCGGCATCGCGGCGGGCTTGTTCTGCCGCTTCCTGTTTCAGCCGCTCATCACGTTCACGCTGAGCCTGTTCCGCCAGACGGCGCTGCTCTTCGCGGTCACGGTCAAAATCCTTGTTCATCAGTAGAGCCATTTCGTGGTCCGCTTCGAACTTGGCAGCCAGTTCCTGATCGAACCTGATGTTCATCTCCAGCGCTTCGGCGTGCATCGCGTTCATGGCTTCTTCAGCCTTAATGCGTTCCTGCTCGGCTTCCCATTCGGTGAGTGGGCGGCGGGTCGCATCGCGCAGCTCGTCGCAGGCATCAACGAATCGCTTAATTTCGGCCTCAGCCGGACGCACAGCCTCTTTCAGGCGCTTCAGGTACTCACGGCCCGGCTTTTCGATTGCCGTCTTGCTGCGGGACACCTGCGCTGCCAGAGAGGCAACACGGTCACGGCCTTTCTTCGTGGACAGGTCCGGCACTTCGTTTACAGCCTGGCGGATTTGCTCAAGGTACGCGTCAAGGCCGCCCGCTACGTAAAGCACTGGGGCCTGTTCCGGCTTGATTTCGATGACAGTTAAGTCCGTTACTTCGCTCATGGTTTCTCCTGAAATTTGGATGTGCAGATCCCGCCCGCGTAATGCCAGGCCGAACGGTTGAATAGGGTGGTTAGTGCTGGATAGGGTTGCCGTGACCGTCAAGAAGGACGTCAATCACGCAGTCACTGAGTCGGATTATTTCTGCGTCAGTGTGCAGGTATACCCATTTGCGCTCCTGAATGACTGCTGAGACGCGATATGTGCGGCCTTCATGCAATGCCATCATGCCGGGCGTGACGCACTGGCGAATGAGCGGGGTGGTGCCGTAGTGGTTGATCATGCCTTCACCTCAACCTGTTCCAGGAGGCCAGCCAGCTTCATATGCCAGCGGTTCATCGTCAGCTTTTCACGCGGGTTAGATACCGACGTCAGCTGCCACTCGTTATCGTTGAGCTTTTTGGCGGTGTACTGCTTGCCGTTGTGGGTGACTGTCATCTCACACCACCTTGAATAAGAACCAGCCCATACCGCACACAATCAGGCCCACAATGGTTATTGCGGAAGACATGCGTACATGGTCAATGGCTAGTTTTGAAAGTGGCTGGCGATGTTCTTTTTTCGTCAGCGAGTTGATTGCTATGCCGAGCAGAAACGTCCCGACAAACCATAATGCGTATATCTTTAAGCCCAACTCCAAATCACTCATAAATCCTCTTGGCCTTATCGCGGCGAACGGAACGGTTAATACAAGACTTCAACGCATTTATTCAGTGTTTCAATGGGCGGTGGATGGCCGCCGGTTGTCATAACTTGAGCCACTCGTAAATGACTCCAGGTATGAAAAAGCCGCTGGTTAGGCGGCTATTGAGGTTCGCGCGGCTTGTGGTCGAATCGGTGCCACCCGTCAGTTAATTCAAATGGAGCATAACTTTCCCGGCGCTCAGCGAACCCAAGCTCAACAGACAGAGCGTGCAGCTCATGCCGACGCTTAATCTGTTCCATCGCAATCCAGTCAGCATCGGCATTGCGCTTTTGAGCTTGCTTCGGCGACAGGTCTAAACTGTTTATTTCACTTAGTTTCTGCTGACGCTTGATGTCCTGTTTCATATTGCGAAGCGCATTTATCATTGAGTCGATGCGCTTGATGTCGTCGATCATCCCCTTACCCTCTGTCGTTACCCGCTGATGCGGGAGAAATGCTTTGTGGTGCAGCGCCGGGTGCTTATCTTCCGGTTGCCGTCGATGCAGCTGCAATTCACTGCACTACAAAACATTCCAGTTATTGCCGGGGTATTTATCCGCGCCCGGCGCGCGCTTTCCCGCTATTCCCCAACAGCAAGAAATCGCTTACTCTTTAAGCTCCCCAACAGTAGAAAGGATATGTTCATGCAAACCATGCGGACCGTGTGCCCTGACTGCGGAAGTGAGATGTTCAACCAGCCCGATGATTTTGACTTTGAGACAAATTTCACCGGCGTCAGTTGTGCTGACTGTGGTCGCGAAATCACTAAGGACGATGTTGTCAATCAGGCCACGGACACGGTCAAAAAACAGATCGACGACATGCTCAGGAATTCCCTGAAGGGAGCTGGCTGGAAGTTCAAGTAACTTTAAAAGCTCCCCGGTCTGGGTAAGCACTTCGCTGGCGTCTACATTGAGCAGTAGTGGCGCCATTTTTTTATCTGACATATACACCCCTCTGATTGTTTACCGTCAGCCCCTCGCAAAGAGCTGCTGGTAAATCGTTTAGCCATAATTGCCGCTCTTCCTGAGCCCGCCTATGGTCCGACGCATGGTTTACTGTCGCGCCGTTCGACTGACCGAATCTCCACTTCGCCGCTGGCTAACTTCGCTCAGCTGTCGATGTTTCGTTTCGATAGGGTGAATTTAGCGTGATGCTAAATTATGCGCAATAGCAAAATGCTAAATTGTTGAATGGTTTTATTTAGCGTATTGATTAATAAGCGATTAAAAATTTACAGCGAAGGAATTCGGGACGTAAAAAAGCCCGCGCGATGGCGGGCTTGAGGGGTTTTGCGTGAGGTTATGGGATGTTTAGTATTTTGGCATCAACCACAACGCCGATGATTTTGCAGTTTCCATTAATTTCTAGCATTGGATATGCGGGGTTAAGGGGCTTTAGGAAGCGTCTGCCGGCATCGATTACAAGCTTCTTAAAGGTCGCTTCGTTATCGCCTTCTAGCTTCGCGACAACCAGCTTTCCGTTGCGCGGCTCGACTTCAGGATCAACAAGTATCGCTGCTCCCTCGGGTATGCTCAGTCCAGCCGGGGAGGTCATAGAATCCCCTTTAACGTCCAGCCAGAATGAATCTTCTGAGCAGTCAACAGTCGTGTCATACCAGCGATCTATCGCTCTTCGGTGATAAGGTTCTACAGCTTCCATCCATTGCCCCGCGCTTACCCAGCTGATTACAGGATAACTTCCTTTTGTCTCGTTCAGTCCTCGAAATGCAACGTTCGAAGGTTCTTCACTGGCGTGTAAAACATCCATCCAGCCAAAAGGCAGATCAAGCGCAGTTTCAATTTTGCGAGCCATCTTATCGCCGATATTGCGATGAGGGTTTGGTCCCAGTAGCTGGCTAAGCGCAGCCGGACTTGTCTCGATGAGCTCGGCAAACTGCGCTTTGGTCATTCCAGACTCGTGCTGACGCTTCTCGTACAGCGCTTCCAGGTTGGCTTTTCTGATTTCTTTATTTTCCATACCTGCATTGTTACTGCTTTTAGCAAAATGATAAATGTGCAAATTGCTAAATGATGCTTGCGTAGTATTTAGCATAACGCTAAACTCCAAATCAAACGACTCACCCGGAGACACCAATGAGCACTGAACTACACCGCTGGCGCAAGGCCGCCACTACCGACGAATGGGCGCAGCTCGCAAAGTTGGCTAACACGACGCCAGGTTACCTGGACCAGATCGCCTACGGAAATCGCCGGGCATCTCCAGAAATGGCATCTGCTATCGAGAAAGGCACGAAGAATTTTCACCGCCAGGCTCCGGTCCTAAAAGAAAGCCTGGTATTCGCATCGCCGCGTGATACTGCGGCCTAACCACGAAAGGGAAAGCAATGCATTCACTTGCGTATCAACACAATACCGGAATACACCCGGGAGCGATGATAAACCGCGCTCAACCTAAGGCGGCGCCTGACCACGAAAAGATCCGCGATGCGGTCCGGGCATGGTCTTCGGCGCTGGACAATCAGGACGTCGTTTCGGCACTGATCATCAACGAATACCGGGAGCAGGGCGGGACCGCCATCAGCTTTCCTGACGACATCAGCCGTGCGCGCCAGAAGCTGTTCCGCTTCCTGGATAACCGTTTCGACTCCGAACAGTACCGCGAGAACGTGCGCCAGCTGACACCCGCAATCATGTCCGTATTGCCGCTGGAGTACCGCAACCGCCTGGCGCCGCAGAACGACACGATGTCGCTGATCGCTTCTGCGATGAAAGAGTGTGCTGAAGCTAAACAGGCCGTGCTTTTGGACGCCCCAGAGCATCAGAAGCTGAAAGAGGTAAGCGAGGGTATAGCTTCGCTGTTCCGCCTCATGCCGGAGCAGGTAGGACCACTGATGACGATGGTCACGTCGATGCTGGGGGTTATGTGATGGGAAGTATCAAAAATGGCGAAAGCCAGTCTGCGCGAACAGAACTGGCCTTCAGATGCAAATCGTGTGCACTCATTGCAGGAGGAATAATGGCAAAAAATCCACGCTATTACCATACCGCTGTACATAAAAACATAGCCCGCGACCGCTTCATCCGCTCGGTTAACCCGATTGTGGCAGAGAAGATGCGCGCCATCCTGGAAGAATTGAAACGTAAGGAGAGTGGCCGTGGGTAACGTATCCAATTTAGCCGAAGCCAGAGAGGCCAGAAGGCTCCAGAAACCGCGCACGAATGACGGTAAGGGGTTTGCCTTGCTGCACCGTAAAATTATGGATGTGCCGTTCTACAAGGACGCTGAGGCGGCTCATTTATGGGTTCACCTGCTCCTGCGCGCTAATCACGAACAGACACTGGTATCGACTGATGTTGGCGATGTGATCTGCGAGCGCGGCGAGTTCATCACCGGGCGTAACACGCTGGCAATGGAAACGGGTTTGACCGCTGATCGCGTTAAATCACTGCTCCGTAAATTCCAGAATCTGGGCATGATCACCACCAAATCGAACAACCGTTTTACTGTTCTAAAAGTGGTCAAATATGACGAATATCAGTCAAATTTTTGTCCAGCCGATGTCCAGCCAGTGTCCAGCGCAAACGCAGTAATAACAATGCCTGTGGAGGATGTGTGTCCAGCCGATGTCCAGCCGGTGTCCACAGATAACAATATATTAAATAACTTACTACCTAAAGGTAGTAAGTATGTCGCAAATGACCAGAACCCCGCTGAAGAGAAAAAGTCCCGTTTGTCATGCGATGAAGTATGGCAATGCCTGAAAGACGAACTGCCTGAAGCCCGGGGATGGAGATGCCTCACTGATGAGCGACGCAATCTGATCCGCACCTTCTGGGGTAAGGCTAACAAGATTGCCCGCAACCTGGACGGCAAGCCGATGGATATGGACGGTTTCAGAAGCTATCTGCGATATATCGCTCAAAACTGCCGCTGGATGCTTGAAGACCGACCAGACCAGAAATCCGGGAAAACCTGGCGCCGCATGAAATTCGATAAGTTCCTGACCGAAAAGCTCTACATCGAAGTGCGCGAGGGGGATCGTGATGACCGCTGAATTCATGGCTGTGCCACAAAACCTCGAAGCGGAGCAGAGCGTTATCGGTGGCCTGCTGCTGGATGATGACAACAGCGAGCGAGTCCAGAAGGTTCTGGCGATGCTCAAGCCTGAGTCGTTCTACAGCCGACCTCACCAGCTGATCTTTGCCGAGATGCGCCAGATGTTCCGCGACAACAAGCCAGTCGATGGTCTGACATTGTTCGACGCGCTTGAAGGAAAAGGGCTCGCGGAGCAGGTAGGTGGCTTTGCTTACCTGGCGGAGATAGCCAAGAACACTCCAAGCGCAGCAAACATCGTGGCATACGCAGAATCAGTCCGGGAAGCCGCAATGGAGCGCTACGGTATCAACCGTCTGACCGAAGCTACTGAGCTGCTGTATTCCCGCAACGGTATGAGCGCTACGCAGAAGTATGAGGCCATTCAGGGTATCTTCACCCAGCTCGCAGATCATTCAAAAACCGGAAATCGTCGTGGGTTGCGGTCGTTCGGCGAGGTTATGGATGACTGGGTAGCAGATCTGGAAAAACGATTTGACCCCTCAGGCGAACAGCGCGGCATGAGTACCGGTATCCCGTCACTCGACCGGCTGCTGGCGCCGAAAGGTCTGGTTAAAGGCTCTCTGTTCGTAATTGGCGCAAGGCCAAAAATGGGCAAAACAACCCTGTACGGGCAGATGGCGATCAACTGCGCGGTTCGTGAGAAAAAGCCGGCGCTGATGTTCAGCCTGGAAATGCCAGGCGACCAGATCCTCGAAAAACTGGTTGGTCAGAAGTCGGGCATTAACCCGAGCATTTTTTACATGCCCGCCACGGATGATGCCGATGACCAGTATCAGGGCGACTACGACGGCGACTTTAAGAAGGCGATCGCAACAGCCGGGCGGCTGAGTGAAATCGACATGCTGTACATCGACGACACTCCTGGCCTGTCACTGGCGCATATCGTTACCGAATGCCGTCGAATTAAGCGCGAGAAAGGCTGCGTAGGCATGATTCTGGTTGACTACCTGACGCTGATGACCGCCGAAAAAGCAGACCGTAATGACCTGGCCTACGGGATGATCACCAAAGGGTTGAAGAACCTGGCCAAAGAGCTTGGCTGCGTCGTCGTGCTGCTGACTCAGCTCAACCGCGAACTGGAGAAGCGAGTGAATAAACGCCCGTTGCCGAGTGATTCCCGCGACACAGGACAGATTGAGCAGGACTGCGACTACTGGGTTGGTATCCACCGGGAAGGTGCTTTCGATGACAGCGTGCCGCCGGGCGAAACCGAGTTAATCCTGCGACTCAACCGCCACGGCAGTACCGGAACGGTTTATTGCAATCAGATTAACGGGGCAATTTACGACACAGACCAGCATGCCGCCGCCGCAGAACGTCGCGGGCGCGAGCAGCAGCCGAAAAAGAAAGGGGGCTTCTGATGAAAGGCAAACAGGCAATTCTGCGTTATCTCGAAACGCACCGGACCTTCACTGCGAAGGATGTGGCCACAGAGTGCGTCATGACCATCAACTGCATCACCAAGAACGCTATCGATCTGGAGCGGGCCAGGAAGATTGTGCGCGTGAGCAAGGTCTGGCGAACGGTGACTTACCGCCTGGCGACGCCGGAAGAGCAAGATGGTACCGCGCGCAGCTGCACCAACGGAATATTTCAGGAGTGCCGCAACAGCGCGGCGATGAAGCGAGTATTGATGGTTTGGGGGAGGGTAGGGGTATGAGCAACAAATACGAAGATCTGATTAAAAACGCCAGGGTGAATGCAGAATGTGGTGAGCACATGTCACCGGCAGAAGTTACGACTCTGCTTAACGTGTTTGAAACCACATTCGCTGCGCTGGCTGCGGAGAATGCGGGGCTGAAGCAGTTCCCTGACCAAATCGTTAGCTTCATCGGAAAGTTGGGCTCAAGCGAAATCGGCAGAGACACGAAAGAAAAAATTGAGTTCGCTGCGAATAAGGTCAAAACCCCAGCCACCGACGCTTTCCTGGCTGAAGTGCGGGCGCAGGGTGTGGAGATGTTTGCCGCACATAAGCGAGAACGACAGCAGGCTCTGCGTAGCCGAAGCATGAGGATGTCTGAAGAGGCTGCTGGCATGGCCGCAGATGCTGAGAACTTCGCCGACGAGCTTCGCAAAGGAGTGCAGTCATGAGCGATAGATTTTACATGCTTTGTACTCGCGAAACGGTTGGCAGTAACGCGTCATTCCACTGCCACAACGGCAACGGATATAGCTCCAATATAGACCGCGCCCACGTGTACACCCGTGAAGAAGCTCAAAGAAGCTGGGAATTGGGTAGAGAGATTGATCAGCCGGTTTGCGCTGACAGTGTTGATTCCATGGCTGTCTGGCATGTCGATTGTCAGTACATACCTACCGAAAGTGTTATTGAGCCTGGCTGTGAGTCCTATGTGGCCTACAAAAAAGGCAGTTGGAACGGTAACGATGTGTACTGGTTGCAACATGGAGGCCTTCCAACTGACGACTTCAGTAAGGCATTCGTTTTTGTATCCGCCAACACGGCAGAGCCTGGCATTGTCTGGATTCCTTTTGCTTTAGCTGACAAGGCTAAGCGCCGCACGTTCAGCATCAATGAGTTTAACCGACGCACCATGGTTCAGGCGGCAGGGCTTGTCATGCCTGAGTGGCTGAAAAAGCACAACCGAAAAAAATCACGCAGCGGTAAGGTTCGCTGGAATTGCCCTTGCTGCGGAAAGATTAGCTGGCAGCTAAATCCATACGATTTCGATGGCTGCAGTGACATTGAATGTGAAGGTTGGAGGACCGCCCAATGAGCAACATCGACAAACGCGATATTCACAATCAGCAATTGAAGGCGTTTATTACTGGCTTCCTTACCGACCCAGCGCATGACAATCAGTCGCCTCGCAGCATGACTGCAGAGGTGTTTCGTATCGCGCTGGCATCTCTCGAAGCGGATCCTGTGGCGTGGCGATCGCTTTATTACGAGAATCACGGCCTTCTGACAGATTCAAAAAATGTCCTGGCATCCTGGCAAAAGCAAGGCTGGGAATGTGAGCCGCTTTACACCGCCCCGCCAGCACCGATATCTGATTCGCTCCTGTCAGATCTCTTGACGATTGCGAAAACTGCCGCCAATGCGGCAGACGAGTGCGCACATGCTGAGTTTGGCGACGACTCGATGGAACATTCAGCCGCAATAGCTGACTGGGAGCGCCGCGCCGCCATGCTTCAGGGTGCCGATGGCAACTCTCCTGTGATTGCGAAAGCATACGACATTGAAGCGTTCGGCGTATTCAGTGCAACTGAAGGCAAAAATGGTCTGCTGCTGCAGATCGAGCAATTTTGGTTCGGTACCGAAAACTGCCCGCAGATAGGTAAGGAAAATATGGTTCCGAAGTTTGCTCTTCAGGCAATCATCAATAGGCTTCAGGCTCATTGCAATAGCATGGGAGAAGATACGCTGATTGATATTTTTGCATCTTCAGCAGCACCTCAGCAGGAGGATAAATGACTCCACTACTCTGCCCATTTTGCGAATCGACAGCGCTTGGTATTGGCTACTCATTCAGTATTATGGGAAAGAAGCGCTACGTCCACTGCAAATGTGGTGCTCATGGGCCATTAAAGCGCAATAAGGCTGAAGCAATTTCTGCATGGAATAGCCGAATGAAGGTGTGGTTTTACGACCCAGAAACGCTGGCATGTGCTGGCGAGCGCAGGAGAACTGCGGCTTACATTGATAGTCTTAAGCAAGACGGCTTCACGCTAGAACTAATTGCAGCACCGCAGCAGGAGGTACAGCCGTGAGTAATCACATCATCAAATATGACTATCGTGACGGCGTAAAACTTGCGAAGCATGAAACAGAAACATGGTGCGGACATAAGCCTCAATTTTCTGACTGGTTGTTTCAGGACGCTCAGCATGCACTGTTGAGCATTGAGCAGGGTTCATTGCAGGTTCCATGCAAGAAGTGCCTCGCTGCAATCGTCAAAACGGCTAAGGAGGTGAAGCCGTGATTACAGCGCTGGCGTGGCATTTCAATGACAGCATTTATGGTTGGATGCTGGCAATAACAGCAATTCAGGATTTGGCTGTAGCGGCTTATATTTTCAGCTCGTGTAGAGGTCGCCATGCCTAACCCATTCGACGCAGCAAGGCTGTAAGAAAAATAGCAAACTATTTTAACTCATTGATATATACACATGTTTTACAATTTAACTGCTTCATTTCCTCTTGCATGGTGGTACATTCATTTGGCGATGTAAAACCAACAGGAGGCGTTATGAGTATCGATCAACTTTGCATGAAACAAGAGTGTTGGGCATTGGAGATGCTTGGTAGGGTTGGCGCTTTAACGCAGTGCCCTCATCATGAGGGCACTTATGTTGATGAGGGCATAGAAGAGTCCGACATCTACAAATACGCAGCCGGAGCTTATAAAAAAAGCAACGGTAGTCATCTATTCGAAAGCTTTAAAGAGATGACTGATGCTGTTAAAAGCGCATACGAAGAACACGGTGGAAATGATGTTTGCCCGCAGTGCTTTAAACGCGTGGACGACTAACTCATTGGCCTCTCCGGAGGCCTTTCTCTTCAGTTGATTTTGTTGAATCAACCGTCCATACTTTCTTTGCTGATGGTCTGAACACCCATTGGTGACTTCTGCGCATTTAAGGGGACTTAAATGCGACCACAATCTGAACTCCTCACATTGTCACAGATGCAGAAATGCACCTGCGATTTTCTGCATTCTGCGGTTTCCGTTAAGGAGGCCGTATGACTCTGCCAGTAGACGGTATCAAACTCCATCGTGGCAACTTCGCGGCCATCGGCCAGCAGATTCAGCCATTGCTGGATGCCGGGCAGTGCTTCCGCCTGCAGGTTAAGCCGTGGCGAGAGAAGCGCAGCCTGTCACAGAACGCGCTCAGCCACATGTGGTACACGGAAATCAGCGAGTACCTCATCGCCCGCGGCAAGACCTTCGCTACGCCTGAGTGGGTCAAAGACGCGATGAAGCACACCTATCTCGGCTACGAAAGCAAAGACCGTGTAGACGTCGTGTCCGGCGAGGTCACCACCGTCCAATCCCTCCGCCATACGTCTGATCTGGAAACTGGCGAAATGTACATCTTCCTGTGCAAGGTCGAAGCCTGGGCGATGAATATCGGCTGCCACCTGACCATTCCGCAGAGCTGTGAATACCAGCAGCTGCGCGATAAGCAGGAGGCCTGATGTCTACTCCACTTTCCCGCATCATCACAAACGAAATATTCCGCGTTCCTGCGCGCCGCCAGCGTAAGCCTGCGGTTAAGCCGTCCGACATCCCGACACTGAAGGGCTACACCGCCCGTCTGGTGGATCAGAAATGGCTGCGTCTCGCGGCGAGGAGAAAATCTGCATGAGCATGTATCAACGCATTAATGGCGCTGAATGGCGCAATATTTTCGTCGTCGGCGATCTGCATGGGTGCTACACGCTGCTGATGAATGAGCTCGAAAAAGTTTCGTTCGACCCTGCGTGTGATTTGCTGATTTCGGTTGGAGACCTTGTTGACCGCGGCGCGGAAAACGTCGAGTGCCTGGAGTTGATTACTATGCCTTGGCTCCGGGCTGTGCGAGGAAACCATGAGCAGATGATGATTGATGGGCTGTCGGAGTATGGAAACGTCAATCACTGGCTGGTAAATGGTGGCGGTTGGTTCTTCAATCTCGACTATGACAAAGAAGTGCTGGCTAAGGCTCTGGTTCACAAAGCGGCTGAGTTACCACTCATCATCGAGTTGGTTACCTCCGATCGAAAAATAGTCATCTGTCACGCTGACTACCCGCACAACGAATATGAATTTGATAAGCCAGTGCCGAAAGAAATGGTCATCTGGAATCGTGAGCGGGTTAGCGACGCTCAGGACGGCATTGTCTCGCCGATATCCGGTGCTGATCTGTTTATCTTCGGACACACCCCAGCGCGCCAGCCCCTGAAGTATGCCAACCAGATGTACATCGATACCGGTGCCGTGTTCTGCGGAAACCTCACGCTGGTACAGGTTCAAGGTGGTGCCCATGCGTAAACCATCCCGCCGTAAGTGCAAAGTATGCGGTGAATACTTCGTGCCGAAATTCCACGACATCCGGATCCGCTGGTGCTGTCCGGAGCACGGCGCAATCCTCGCGATGGAGGAGCGCGAAAAGGAGAAGGTTAAAGCCGCGGCTAAGCGCATCAAGGAGCGCAAAGAGAAAGAGCGCGCGGAACGCCGGGATCTGAAAGCGAGAAAGGTGGCGCTAAAAACGAAACCGCAGTGGAGATCGGAAGCGCAGGCGGCATTCAACCGGTACGTCCGTCTGAGGGATGCAGGTAAGCCGTGCATCAGCTGCGGCAGGCTGCCAGAGCAGAAGTTTGGCGGAACCATGGACTGCGGACACTATCGCACCCGTGGCGCTGCCGCGCATCTGGCTTTCAACCTTCACAATACCGCTGCCCAGTGTGTCTATTGCAACCGGGATCGGGACGGCGCGCAAAAGGCATTTGAACAGGGCCTTATCGAGCGCATCGGTGCCGAAAAAGTTGAGGCGATAAACAACGATAACTCCGTCCGCCGGTTCGACATCCAATACCTGCAACGCATCAAATCCATTTTCACCCGTAAAGCCCGCGCGCTGGAGAAGCGCCGCGCCCGTCAACAGGAGGCAGCATGATAAAGCCAGTTTTCGGCATAGGTGGCCCGCTGACGGACGCCGATTTTAACGCTATCAGGATGAGCAAGAGGCAGGCACAACACGCGGCTGACAGGCTAGCAAGGAAGACGGTATCTGATGGGCTATCCACTTACGCAAAAGGATTCGTATTTGATGCAGGTGAGCATTACCGAATTTCTGTGTGCGTAACTAGGCCGAGGGCGATTTGATGACCAGTGACCAGATAGCCAGATACCAGGCCGAAAGCGTTAAGCGCGCCAGTCTGCCGCCAATAGCAAAGCACAGCCAGACCAAAACCAACCAGCCAAAGAAGGAGGCCGCATGAAACTGGAATTAACCAACGAGCAGCATCAGTGGATTGATCAGTGGCTCCAGTTGTGGGGTGCATGGTCGCAGACCGGGAAGATAGACAAGGCGATGATCAACATGATTGCCAAGTTTATGGCGACCGTCGAACCGCAGCAGGCATCTCGCCCGGTATGTAGCGACGACGACGGTATGCTGATTGACGCAGTGCTGCGCCATTACCTGAAAAATATCGACGAGAACGCCTGGCGTGTTGTCTTCGCCTATTACGTCTGCAACTCCAGTGAGATCCGCATCGCCAGCTGGCAGCACGCTGTGAGCAAACCTCGAGTGATGAAGACGCGTGGCGGGAATCAGTATAAGCACCCGAGCATATCCACCATACGCCGGGAGGTGAAGGAAACACTTAACGCGGCACTGTTCTGCCTGTATCAACCGCTGCAAAATGCCTTTATCAGCCGCGATAATGTGAACAAAGTTGCAAAAAATGTTCACAACGTGCTTGCTTTTCAATGAACAAATGAGCAGAATAATTCGTATATGTTGCCATTGTTGTGTGTGACATGAATGAATAACCAGCCTCGCCATCGTGCGGGGCTTTTTTATTGGCTGATTTAGCTCAGTAGGTAGAGCGCCTGCCTTGTAAGCAGGATGTCGGCGGTTCAACTCCGTCAATCAGCACCAGAATCCCGCCAGCTGGGATAGGCCGTAGAGCCGACATTGCCTTACCCTCATCTTCCCGGCCTGTCGCCGGGTTTTTTATTCAGGCCGCAGACAATCACTTTCAGATGCCCCGTAGCTATCGTGTTTGACGGCCTTTCCCACTACACGAACAGCACCCGCTAACTACGCGAGGTGAGAGCATGTATCGCATGGAAAAAATAACCACTGGTGCTGCCTATGGCGCTTCAGCCGGGAGCATCCTAAACGGCATGCTTAATGCCTACAGCCCCGAGCAGTGGAACGCTATCGGCGTGCTGGTGGGTATCATCATTGCCGTACTGACGTATCTGACGAATCTCTATTTCAAGATCCGCGAAGACAACCGCCGCAGCAGGAGCCGAGATGAACCCAACGTTGAGGAATAAGCTGGTGGGTGCCATTGTTGGCGGATCCGGAGCCATCACCATTGCTGCAGTAATGCTGGGCAATGCCGATGGGCTGGAAGGACGGCGCTATTACGCCTATCAGGATGTGGTCGGCGTCTGGACTGTTTGCGATGGGCACACCGGAGCGGACATTCGCCGCGGTCACCGATACACCGACAAAGAGTGCGACAACATGCTGAAGGCCGATCTGCGAAAGGTGGCAAATGCTATCGACCCGCTGATCAAGGTTCGCATTCCTGAGCCAACCCGCGCCGCGCTTTACTCCTTCACCTATAACGTTGGCTCTGGTGCTTTTGCCAGCTCGACGCTGCTGAAGAAGCTGAACGCCGGAGACGTGCCGGGGGCATGCAAAGAACTGCAACGCTGGACGTATGCCGGTGGCAAGCAGTGGAAGGGACTGATAACCCGGCGCGAGATTGAGCGCGAAGTTTGCGAGTGGGGCCAGAAATGAGCCGATTAACAGCAATCATCTGTGCTGTCGTTATCTGCCTGCTCGTTTCCATGGCCTGGGCGATTAACCACTACCGCGACAACGCCATCGCTTATAAAGACCAGCGCGATAAAGCCACTGAGAAACTCAGCCTGGCTAACACCACCATAAAAGACATGCAGGCCCGCCAGCGTGATGTCGCTGCACTGGATGCCAAATACACCGGAGAACTAGCTGATGCGAAAGAAACCATTGAGCGTCTGCATAGCGATGTCATTGCTGGCCGTAAGCGGCTGCAGCTCAACGCAAACTGTCCCGCGAACGGAACGACCGGCTCCAGCGGCATGGGCGATGCTTCCGGCCCCCGACTTACTGACTCCGCTGAACGGGATTATTTCACCCTCAGAGAAAGAATCGCCACAGTGATGAAGCAGGTTGGCTATCTTCAGGAATATCTAAGCACTCAGTGCTTGAAGTAAAGGTTTTCTTAATAGTTGCATCTGGTTGTATTGTAGGCTCTGTCTACAACAAAATAAGGTGCTCATATATGCAACAGTTGCTGAGTGGAATAGATGATTGCTTGTCTAAAAAGAATTGGTTTGGTGCTTTATTCATAGCAATATCACTTCCTGACATCTGTGGCGCGACAGAGGATAAAATCAAAGGAAATGGCGCGAGGTACAAGGACTGGTTTAATCGCTATCTTAAGCCAAGATATAACGCTGATAACATGTATGACTATTTAAGTCTCACCAGCCCTGCAATGGTTCAGAGCATGCCTGAAGGAATAAAGCAAAGCTTAAGGGCGCAAAAACCCGTAGTCTCATTCACTGCAGAAGACTGTTGGAGTTTAAGGAATGCATGTTTGCATGAAGGCGTTGATGAAACGAAGCTAAGGAAGTTTAAGATAACGACCCCTGCGCGAGAAAACCTTCATGCACATATGAATGCTTTTAATGGTGTTCTGCAATTAGATGTTATTGAGTTATGTAATGATATAGCTAATGGCGTGAGGAGATGGCTTGTTGATATGCAAGAAAATCCTGAGGTTATGGAAAAACTTACGAAAATGATGACCATCGATAGTCTGATTTTTGACGGGTTTATTGAATACAAAACTGCAAAATAATACAGCCATATTATTGAATTGTAATGCCATCACCATGCTGATGGCATTTTCTTCAACAGTGGCTTGTGAGGGTCTTCATGTCCGACATCTACCAAATCACGCTAACCACTCAAACAGGCGAAACCTTCACGGGCAAGATGTCACGACGTCAGCCTGAGTTGGTTAATGGCTTTGTGCCGCTGGCGACAGAGACGGGCGAGTGGCTTTATTTCGCTCCGGCCGATGTGAAGCGCGTGCAGTTTACGCCAGTACCGGCAGAGCAGACCGAACAGCCAGCAGGACAAACAACGGAGTAACGAATGAGCAAACCGGACTGGGAGGCCATCGAGACGGCGTACCGGGCCGGAGTGATGTCCCTCCGAGAAATTGCTTCACAGCACGGTATTAGCGAAGGCGCTATCCGTAAGCGTGCCAAGCGTGACGACTGGTCGCGTGACCTCAATGCGAAGATTCAGCAAAAGGCTGATGATCTGGTACGCAAACAGGAGGTACGCAAACAGGTACGCAACGAAAGCACTTTGACCGAGCGCGTACTGATAGAGGCGACTGCCGAGGTAATTGCCACGGTACGCATGGAGCACCGGGGAGACATCCGCCGGGCTCGTGAACTGACCAACACGCTATTCGATGAACTTGGTGCGCAGTGCGCAGATGTAAGCGCGCTCGAGCAGTTGGGCGACATCATGTTTGACCCCGACGATAAAGGGCGGGACCGGCTCAATGAAATTTATCAGAAAGTGATCAGCCTGCCTTCCCGCGTTAAATCCATGAAAGACCTGAGCGACAGCCTAAAGACGCTGATCGGCCTCGAGCGTGAGGCATACAGCATCGAGAATAAGGCTGAAACGAAAGAGGTCACCCATAACGTCATGCTGGTGCCAACCAGTGACAACGTGGATGACTGGGAGGCGGCAGCGCAGAAACATCAGGACGGGGTGCTCGGTGGATGAATTACAAAGCTGTATGGAAGCCACTGCCTGGATCTCAGTCCCTGGCGCTGAGCTGCCCGTGTAACGAAATCCTGTTCGAGGGCACTCGCGGACCGGGCAAGACAGCTGCGCAGTTAGCCAGGTTCAGGCGTAATGTCGGCGTGGGTTATGGCTCGTTCTGGCGCGGCGTCATTTTCGACACCGAATATAAGAACCTTGCCGACATCATCACTCAGTCGAAGCGTATGTTTCGCCTATTCAACGACGGTGCGCGCTATCTGTCATCTGCGAGCGAATTGCGATGGGTATGGCCCACAAGCGAGGAACTTCTCTTCCGCTTCGGCAAAGAGGCAGACGACTACTGGGATTTCCACGGGCAGGAATTCCCGTTTATCGGCTTTAACGAGCTGACTAAACAGCAGTCCCCGGAATTCTACGAAATGATGTTCTCGTGCCGACGTTCATCGTTCAGGCCGGAAAACTACCCGCTGGAGAATGGCAAGTTACTGAGGCCAATCCCGCTAGAGACATTCAGCACGACCAACCCGTTTGGCATCGGGCATACCTGGGTGAAGAAGCGCTTCATTGAGCCAGCGCCGCGCGGAACCGTACAGCGCGACCGGCAAATGGTATTCAACCCTCAGACTGAGCGAGAAGAGGAAATCACGCTGACCCGCGTGGCAATCCACGGCTCGTTTAAAGAAAACCCGTACCTCGACCCGCAGTACATCGCGACCCTGATGGCCATCAAAGACCCTAACCGACGCAAGGCCTGGGTAGAGGGCTCCTGGGATGTGACCAGTGGCGGACGATTTGACCACCTGTGGAATGAAGCGCTGCACGTCATTAAGCCGTTCCGCATACCGGATAGTTGGACCGTCGACCGCTCCCATGACTGGGGTGAGTCGAAGCCGTTCTCTAACCTCTGGTGGGCCCAAGCTGACGGCACTGCCGCCGAGCTGCCAGATGGTCGACAGTTCTGCCCGCCGGCTGGTTCGATAATCCTGATCGGAGAATGGTACGGCTGCCCGCCTGACGAGCTGAACAAAGGCCTGAACATGTCATCCACCAACGTCGCGAAAGGCGTGGCGTGGATTGACAAGCGGCTTGTGGGCGAAGACGTCGACGAGCCGGAAGAGATTCAAATCGACGGGGTCACGCAGGGCCAACTCAACATTGTGCCGGGAATTTGCTCGGAGGTTATTCCTGGCCCAGCTGATAGCGCCATTTTCAACACTGGCGACGATGAGTTATCGATCGGTCAGAAAATGGAAAATCAGGGTGTTGAATGGCTTGAGGCCAATAAGAAGCCAGGCTCTCGAGTCAACGGGGCTTCGGTATTCGCCGACATGCTTGAGGCGGTGGTTGAGGGTAAGAAGCTGGAATCTGGAATTCCTGAGAAGCCTGCTTTTTACGTGTTGGAGCATTGCCGTGGCTGGATTAGCCGCATACCCGTGCTGGTTCGCGACAGCAAAAACCCGGATGACGTAGATACCCAGCAGGAAGACCACGACTGGGATGCTACCCGTTACCGCGTGCTGCACTCACCTCGCCGTTCAGGGGCGATATTCTTCACATAAGGACAACTCAGTGAGTAACGATACAGAAATGCAAGTCCTCGCTGGGCTGATTGTGAATAGCCTCAACGAGGTATCGCGATCTCGACAGCTTTATGCGGCTGGCTTCAATAAATCAGGCAACACCAAGCGACATCATCTGTGGTGTGAATTTGGCTATCCTGAGCGCCTCGACTTTGACCACTTCTACAACATGTATGAGCGCAACGGTGCCGCGTTCGGTGCTGTTCATAAGTTGCTCGATGCATGCTGGACTGATACCCCGGTGATCGTCGACGGCGATGAGACGAAGAAGTCTAAAAAGTCGACGCCATGGGAAAAGAAAGTCACCAAGCTCATGAAGAAATACTGGGCCAAGGTGAAGGACGCTGATAGACGTAACCTTGTCGGTCACTACTCAGCCCTAATTCTTCAGTTTGCCGATAGTCGTGAATGGTCTGAGCCAGTTAATCGTGACGTAATGCGTAATTCGCGCGAGCGTGGCCTGGTGAAGATGATTCCTGCATGGGAATCGCAGGTAAAGCCTGGCGAATTAGAGCAGGATCAGAAGTCCCCTGATTACGCCATGCCGAAGTTTTATTATTTTCAGGAGCAACCTGTAGGGGACAACGGCAGTATTGTTGGTCCTATGCGCTCAATCAAAATTCATCCTGAGCGCATCATTATTTTTTGCGAGGGTTCAGAAGATGAATCCTCACAGGCTGGCATCCCGTTCTTGCGTGCAGGCTATAACGACCTGCTGGATATGGCTAAAACCTCCGGCGGCAGCGCTGAGGGGTTCCTGAAAAACGCCAGCAGGCAGCTCGGCATTAACATGTCGAAAGACACCAAGATTGACAAAATCATGGAGGATGCCAAGAAGGCTGGTTACTCGGGGCTGGCTGAGGCGCTTAACGCTGCTATCCAGAAGCTTAACTCTGGTACAGATTCGGCCCTGGTGACGCAGGACGGAGAGGCTAAAGTGCTTTCCGTTGCCGCTGCCGATCCGAGTCCAACGTGGACAGTGTCAGCTAACCAGTTTTCATCTTCAGTCCAGATGCCATTCACCATCTTGTTTGGTCAGCAGACAGGAAGGCTTGCTTCAGATCAGGACAAAAACGACTTTGCCAAGCGCTGTAATGGTCGCCGCAACGGGTTCCAGACTGACCGGGCAAGTGCAGTTATAGAACGGCTTTGGACTGTGGAGGTTATCGAACCACCTAAATCTGGCGAAATCACGTTAACCTGGTCTGATCTACTCGCTCCAAGCGAGAAAGAGAAGATTGCCAACATGAAGGAAATGGCTGCGGTGGCGAAGGATACCCAGCAAGCCTACGGCACACCTGCTGTTGATGAGAACGAGGTCAGGGAAGCGGGAGAACTTGAGCCGCGTGAAGATGTTAAGCCGCCTGATCCAAATAAAAAGGTAACGACCGATGATCCTCTTTCCGATGACGCCGGAGCAAAAGACGAAAGTCGGGACACCGGTAGTTCCGCGCAGCAAGGTTGACCCAACCCTATCGGCAAAGCAGGTAACCGCGATGTTCCGGGATATCGAGAAGCGATATATCGGCATCAAGCGAGCGCTGAAATCTCTGTTCGACCAGCGCCTTACCGGGCGTGAGCGCGAGGTTAACAGCCATAACTGGCACTTCCTTTGTCATGACCACGGCGCGGATATGCGCCTCTACCAGGTAAACGCCGGCAAGTTCATCTACGACATGTCGGCGCAGGAACTGGCGGACCTGCTGGAAGCGGTGCAGGCCATTCTCGACGATTACCTGCTGGATGGTGGCGAGCAAAATCTCTGGGCGATGGATTACGTCGTCGCAGAAGCGCAGCGCGGCACGCTTGAGGCATTCAATAACCTCTCGCAACAGTCGCAGGTGTATGCCAGTCAGACGACGCTGCAGCAGCTTTTAAGCAGTCCCGGTCATCTTAATCAGGTGGCAGCGGCAAGGCTGACAACGTTCAGTGACTGGAAGGTCATCAGCGATACAGCCCGCGGCGACCTGACCAACATCATCACCGATGCGGTCGCGCGCGGGGTGAACCCTCGCGAGACGGCCAGCGTAATCAGCAAGCGCCTCGATGTGTCGATGTCGAAGGCAAAGACCATCGCTCAGACTGAGCAGGTCGGCGCACTGCGGCAGGCACAATGGAACGAAACCGACTGGGCTGCTGACCGGCTGGGGCTGAATACCGGCCTACTGTGGTTGTCAGCGCTAAAACCAACGACGCGAACCTGGCATGCCAGCCGCCACGGCAAGGTCTACACCACCGAAGAGATTCGGGACTTCTACGCCGAGAACGGCAACCGGTACAACTGCTACTGCAGCCAGATCCCAGTGCTGCTCAACGACGACGGCAGCATCTTCAATGAGGGGCTGGCTGAGAAACTGGCGAAAGAGAGGAAAGCTTGGAAATCCGAGTCGGAGTGATATCATCATGTAAATGATAAAGTTGCTTAAGGGTGAGCAATGAGCAGTGTAACTCCGGCAGAAGTCGGTTCATTCTTTTTATCTCTAGTTGTTCCAATCACCACTGGGGTTGTGGCAGCAGGATTTACTGCATTTTTCGCTCTGAATCGATTTTACAAAGAAAAATGGTGGGAGAAGAAACATGCTGCGTACAATCAATTAATTGATAAATTATTTGAAATCAAAGCAATTTATTCCCACGCCTCAGATTTTTACGAGGCTGAATACAATGCTGGTATGTATGGTAGGCCGCCGCCGAAAGGGTCTGTTGATTGGAATACATTCCATCAAATAAAAGCGCAACTCCATCGGTTTTATGTGCTCGCACCAATCTCTCTAAGCAATAATACAAGGGATTTGCTCAATAATTTCTTCAAGCAGGACGCTGATTCCGATCATAGTGTTTACGAAGAGGGTTACCCAGATTTTGTGGCATACAATGATATGACGATTGCGACCCAGCAACTTATTGATGCCATTGTCTTGGACGCTGAAAAAGAACTTAAATTTAAATAACCTCAGAGCTCCTGAAGGTCGCTACGGCGGCCTTTTTTATTGCCAGATATCCAATAACGAGGACCCAGCATGAAACGCAACCGCGTTAACGTGCTGACCGTCGTCAACTCCGCTTCAAACATCACCACTGAAACCATCGACGGCAAGCCACATATCGTGGTTCGCGGCATCACGCCTGTCGTGGACGATATTGTGATGAACCGGAAGTTGTACCCGGCAGCCGAAATCGAAAAGGCCTACAACACACTCGAGCGCAACCCGATGCCGCTGGGCCATCCGAAAGTGGACGGCAAGCATGTTTCGGCGCGCGATGTCCGGGCGGTGAATGAGTATCACGTCGGGGCATGGCTGCAGAACGTCAGCCACAAAGACGGGAAAGTGACGGGCGATATGTACGTTAACCGCCAGTACGCCGAATCCAGCGACAAGGGCAAGCGCCTGATTAACCGTCTGGATGAGATGTTGGCTGGTACCAACTCCGACCCGATCCACATCTCAACCGGTCTGCTGTATTCCGGCATCGCCGCCAATGGTGAGTCGAAGGGCAAGAAGTACAACGAGATCGCCACCAACATGATGTTTGACCATGTGGCGGTGCTGCTCGATGAGCCTGGCGCGGGTACGCCGGAGGATGGCGTGGGCATCTTCGTTAACTCTGAAGGTGATGAGCAGCAGATTGAAGTTGCCCGTCTGGCTGATGGCATCGACTGTACCCGAGACGGCCTGCTCAACAAGACCAAATTCTTCTTCACCAATGCCTCTAATTTCTCTTTCGACGATATCTCCCGCGCTATCAGCGACAAGCTGCGCGAGGGTGACACCGAAGATAAGTGGCTTTGGCCTGAAACGGTGTGGCCGGACAGCTTCATCTACCGCAATGACACCAAATACCTGAAACAGAAGTACCTCATCGATGATGACGGCAAGGCCGTGTTCGTCGGCGAACCTGTAGAAGTCGTGCGCAAACCCACTGAGTACGAGATTAAAACCAACGGAGAGAACGATCCGATGAAAGAACTGATTATCAATGCGCTGCAAGCCGCTGGTAAGCCGACTGAAGGCAAGTCCGACGCCGAGCTGATGGACGCATACAACCAGATGAAGGCCGAAGAAGCCACCGCCAAGAAAAAAGGCGATGAAGAAATCGACCCGGAAACCGGCAAGCCCAAGAAAAAAGAGCAGGCCGCCAATAACGAAGAGATGCCAGCGTGGGCGCAGAAACTCGCCGATCGCGTGGACGTCGTTTTCAACAGCCTGAGCGCTAACGCCGATAAAGAGAAAGGCGAAAAGCGCGCGGCTGTGAAGCTGGCGATGAACATGAGCGACGACGAAGTCGCGGATCTGGACGGTAAGGCGCTCGACGCCATGTACGCCAAGTGCCAGACATCTTTCGGCCTGAACGGTGCATTCCGCCATCAGGCAACCAACACCCAATCAGTCAGCGAAATGCCGGAGTAAAAAATGGCTAAAGACGGAAAGCATATTATCCACGCCGGCGGCGTGTTCCCTAATCCGCTGCTTAACCGCGAAGGCGGGGCGGCTGCATCGACTCTGCCTGGTACTGTTGGCTTCTTCAGTACTGCTGACAAGTTCACGGCCTCTGTGGTCGGGGCAGAATCCGCCATCAAGTATGTGGCAAACAAAGACTACCTGCGCTGCCTGAGTGTTGATGACGCAATCCCAGCCAATGAATTGGTTGTTGGTATTCATCCGCTGCCTGGCATGTTCCTAAATGTGCGAGCAGCAGCGGGCACTTACACCAAAGGCCAGCCGGTTGCAGTAGCCAACGGTCAGATCACTGCGGTTGTAGATGATGTCGCCGTATTCGCTTATGTCGAAGAAGATAAAGCAGTCACTGCGGTGGCGGGCGATCTGATTCGCGTTGTGTTCAAATAAGGAGCACTGAATGTTTGTATTCTCCAAGTCTATCGGCGAGAAGACCGGTAACCTCGCGGTAAACCAGGCGCAATGGCGCGCTCTCGAACTTGAGCGAAACGCCAGTGCTCAGGCAGCAGCTGATTTTCTGGCGCGCACTCAGTTCCGTGGTGATGCAGAAAACGCCCCTTATCTCGACGCGGTGAACGCAGTTGACGATATCCGCCGCCTGTATCGCGCTTTCGACACAACTGTGCTTCAGCAGTTCGAGCCAAATACCGAATTCACCCTGCTGAACGATCTGATGCCGCTCTCTCGCTCCGTGCGAATTGAGCAGTCTCGTTACGATTACGCTCGTACCGGCGGCCGCGGCTGGGCTCATACTTCCATGTCCGGTCAGGTTGGTGCGGCGCTGGATGCTCGCAGCTATTCCTTCGATGGCACCATGGTACCTATTCACGACTCGGGCTTTAAGTTCGAATGGCGTGATCCAATCTTCAACAGCCCACAGGCATTGCAGTCGCAGGCTGATGCGCAGCGTGGTTCGGTTGAAGACGTTCAGCGTCGTTACGTTGACTACATCTTCAACGGCTTCCGCGACAAAGCTGGCAACTTCGCAGTGTTTGACGGTCTGACCTGGAAAGGGTTGCGTGACGATGAGCGCGTAGCGCAGATCGACCTTGGCGCTTCAGGCCTGAACATCGATTTTACCTCTGGCACAGCAACGTCTCAGGACATCCGCGCCGGGGCAATCGTGCTTCGTGATCAGATGCGTCGCGTAAACAACCAGTATGCAGAGCAGACCTGGTATGTATCCGGCGAAATCATCTCCAACCTGGAACGCTACTTCTCCGACAACTTCCAGTCCGGAACGATCATGGATGAAATCCTGAAGCTGACCGGTGTAGCGGCGATTAAAGAAGACAGCCAACTGTCAGGTAACGAAATCGTCATCGTTCCACTGAGTGCAGGTGTCATTGCTCCAATCGTCGGCCAGGCTATCGGTACCGTTGCATCTCCGCGTCCTGAGTACAACAGCGACTACATCTGGCGCACCTGGGGTGCAATGGGGTTGATGGTCAAGCAGGACATCAACAACAAATACTCCGTAATTCACGCATCAAGCTAAGGATAAATCATGGCACTGGTAGAAATCGTGGCAAGTAACCTGCACGCCGGTGCCAATCTCCGCAAACTGGAGGTTGGTTCGGTGGTGGATGTTGACGACGCAACGGCTGAGCGCTGGATCAGCGCTGGCAAGGCGAAGCAAACCGACAAGAAGAAAGGCGAGAAGCTTACCTTCGAAGTGGCAACTCCGTCCGCGCAGGCGGCAGACCTTTCTGGCCTGCAAAAGCAACTCGCCGACGCGCTGGAGCAGAACCAAAAGCTAATCGCCGATGGTGAAGCAAAAGACAAGGCTCACGCCGACGCACTGGCAGCAGAAACAAAACGCGCTGACGAAGCCGAAGCGGCATTGGCGGAAGCAACCAAGAAGGCGAAATAACCATGGCTGACCCAATCACAGCGGCAGACGTGCAGGCGTACCTCGGTGAATTGGGTTACACCATTCCCATGGCGTTGCTGGATCCAATTCTCTGCGCGGTCAACAAAATTATCCCGTGCCTCGATGGTGCGGGGTATGACGAGTGCACTGCAAAGCTGATTCTGATGTACGCCGCCGCGCTTATGGCTACGTCGTCTGGTGCGCGCCGCATCAAATCACAGGGTGCGCCGTCTGGCGCGTCCCGCTCGTTTGAATATGGTGACGACAGCATTACCTGGCTGCGCGACTCGTTGGCTCGTCTCGATACCAGCGGATGCACCGGTGAGTTACCGATCAGCGCTGGTAATAGTGTCGGCCTGTTCATGGTGGTCGGGGGCTGCTGATGACGTACAAATCAGTTAAGCACGGCCTGCCGCGCTCATTCACCCGCGTCTGGGTGATGACCGACACAGGGCGGGAGACAACCGGTTACGTTAAGTCGGACGGCGAGTGGTTCATCAACTGCCCGCGCATCCGGGCGACTGGCGCCGCTGTGCTGCGATGGAGGGATGACTGATGTCGTCAACCGCTAATTGGTCATACACCGCGACGGCGACAATCTGGCGCAATCTCGGTAACGATGAATACGGTGACTCGCTCGGCTTCTCTGCCCCTGAGTCGATTCTCTGTGATTACGAAGGTGGCCTGTCAAAGCGCATCGGCAATATCGGATCTGAAATCGTCGTGAAGAATACCGTTTGGACTGAGTATGCACTGGCGGCTGCGGGTGATTACTTGCTGATTGGCGTATCGACCGAAGCGGACCCGGTTGTGGCCGGTGCCGACGAGGTGCGGCAGGTTATCCGCTACGCCGACACGTTCGAGCGCCTGGCGGATGATTACGCCATCCTGACGGGAATGTAGCCATGGGCATCAAAGTGCGTGGCGTTAAACAGTCCAAAGCCGGGCTAAATCGCATCATTAACGATGTGAAAGGGCGCAAGGTTGTCCGGGCGCTGCAGTCAGCAATGATAATCGGCAGCTCACAGGCTGCGTTGTACACGCCGATCGACACCTCAACGCTGCTTAATAGCCAGTATAGGGAGTTGATAAACAACGGCGTTCGACTGACAGGGCGTGTGGGGTATACGGCGAACTACGCTGTTTTCGTACACGATCCGAACGTGCTACAAACCTTCCGCCGCGCAACCGCGCAGAAAGAGTTCCTCACTAAAGGCTTTGAAGATACCCGCAGCCAGATTGATGCCGTAATGCGCAAGGAGCTATCAGTATGACACCAGCCATGTACGAGCGCGTGCGTAACTATTTCGTTGATGCTGGCCTTACTACTGGCTTCATCGTTCAGTTACTGGCATGGGACGATACAAAGAAATTAACCGACGCATTCATCGTATTCAGGCCTAACGGCGGTACCGACATCCGAAATGACCTCGGATCTGATCCCTACGTGCTGGTGGATGTCATCTCCGCCAAGGACAAGCGCCGCGCTACCGCAGATAAAGCCCAGGAAATCATAAATTATGTCGAACAGAACGACATTACGGATGAGTGTCTTGGCCTGATTCAAAATCTCGGCAACATGCCGGCGCCTATCCTGACTGAGGAGGGCCGTCTGGTCTTCCGGCTTCAGTTCATGTGTGTCTACGGCGAATAACCCAATCACCAACCCATCAGGCTGCCATCCGGCGGCCTTTTTTATTTGAGAGGTACACATGCAAGGCTGTGCTAATGATTTTGGCAAGCTGATCGGGAAAGTAGCTGTGCTACGCATGGCCTTTGGCTGCCCCGACGCAGTGCCAGCGCTTTCCGAATGGAAGCGTCTCGGCGCTATGACGACTAAGGGCATCGACTATTCGATGAACACCATCAACTCAGAGGCAGATGATGCTAAAGGGCTGGTGGAAAACCTGGTCAACAACATGGATCTGACGATCTCCGGTGAAGGAGAGTTTCGAAAGTCCGATAAAGACAACGAGATTGGCGCGTGGCGTCTGTCGAAGTATATCTTTGATGAAGTTCAGGCTGGCCGTCAGCCTAACCTGTGGGTGCGTTTCGACTTCGCGGGTGAGAACGCTGGCACCTATATCCAGGGTTACATGAACACCACTTCGTGGTCTGGTGATTTCGGAACCAACGATATTTCCACCTTCTCCGGCGAATGGAAAGTATACGACGCCGACACCGTTGTATTTGAAGTCGCTGATTCCATCGCAGCCACTGGCGTTGAGGTTACCCCTGCAACTGCTTCTCTGGTCGTTGGTGCAACCCAGCAACTGAGCGGTGCAGTTCAGCCAACCGATGCGACTAACAAAGCGATCACCTGGACGACCTCGGCTCCATCTATCGCAACCGTTAGCTCAACCGGCCTGGTAACGGCTGTTGCCGCCGGCACCGCGACAATTACGGCTACAACCTCAGATGGTGACTTCACCGATACCTGTGCTGTTACCGTGACTGCTGCACCGTAATCACTACAAAGGGCGGCGTGCTGCCCTTGATACTGGTTATGGAGATTTATATGACCCCTTTGAAAGAAATTGGCGAGTGCATGATAGGCGCTGGAGAGCGGGAATATTTCTTCCGTCCGTCTTTCCGTAGCATGACGCGCATTGGCGAGCCAGACCATATCGTCAGGACGTTCTATGCGCTGTTTAATGACGACGTGGCGAGAATGCTTGATGCGGCGAGAGAAATTCACAGCGCTATACCTGAGCATCAGCGCAAGTTCTACGCCCACTATTTCGGTGACGTCTCGGTTCCACGTTGGGCGCTTGATGCTGCAGGCTCTGCCGCTTTTGTGCGTGAGGCGCTTCTCTCGGCCATCAATGTCATTCAATCCTGCTGCGATGAAGATGTTTCCGAGTTAACAGGCTGGAGTGAACCCTCTCGCACAGGTCGTCGTACATTCGTATGGCGCCGCGGCGCGCTCCCACCAGAAAACCTGATCCTCATAGCCCAGTCTCTCATCATGCATGGCATTATCGGCCGGGCCAGGGTTCGAAAACTTCAGAAACATGAAGGAAAGGAGACGACTCCAGAATTCCATGCGACTGAATACATCATGGCAGCCCGCAATCACTTCGGTATCAGCAAGGAAGAGGCGATGGAACTCACCATGACCGAATTTGCAATGATGCTGAATGCCAAATACCCGGACCAGAAAGGCTTCACCAGGGAAGAGTACGACGCTGTTATGGACGATGACGATCGCCGTTGGCAGGAAATGATTGAGCGCGAAAAATCAGCAAAGAGAGCGGCCTGAGTTAATAATGGGTATACCAGCCACGCCTGACCGGGCGTAATATGGCTCGACAATAAAACTCAGGGGATAAGGGTGAAGAAAATACTTTTGGCTTTGGCGATTCCACTGGTTCTGGCTGGCTGCAAGCCCGGCGAGGAAAAGGCTATATCACTGGCGAAATCAGAGGTTGCTGCAAATCTTAAAGACCCGGCTAGCGCACAGTTCCGCAACGTGAAAATAGCCAAAATGACTGATGCCGATGACGGCCGTATCATTGCTGTAGTTTGCGGTGAGATTAACGGCAAGAACGGCTTCGGGGCGTATGCTGGATTTCATCCTTTCTTCGTTGAGCTGAACATGAAATCGAAAGGGATGTTCTCAAAAGGTGTCGATTACACGCTTGGTGAACACTTCCTCAGCTCGAAAGATACGCCGCCGCCTCAGGCATACATAGACCGATGCCAATAAACGACACGAATAACTAACCCACCACTCGGTGGGTTTTTTTATGCCCGGAGAAAACTGATGTCTGAGAAAGCAGGCGAGATCTATTACGACATCGAGGCCGATGTTTCTGGCTTGCTGAAGGCGCAGGGAAAGGCCAATAAGTCACTCGACTCAATCGGCAACTCTGCCACTAACGCAGCCAAAAAGATGGATGAGCTGCAGACCAATATCAACCGCGTGGCCGGCGCTATTGCGGCTTCACTCGTTGTTGACTGGGGTAAGGCGTTTCTCGTTGCTGCTGACAACATGAGCCAGCTCAACGCGCGCATTGAGCGTCTGACAGGCAGCGCTGCAGCGGCATCGCAGACAATGCAGGCCTTGATGCGCATAAGCTCTGCAACCGGCGGGTCGCTGCAGGACACCGCAAAACTGTGGGAAACTCTCAGCACTGCACTTCGCGATACCGGCGCGACGAACGGCCAGATCATTCAGCTCACCGAGACGCTTCAGAAAATCGGTCGCATTGGCGGATCCTCATCAGAGGAAATGGCGAATGCGCTGCGCCAGTTCGGTCAGTCAATTTCCTCCGGTACTGTCCGGGCGGAGGAGTTCAACTCCATCCTTGAGCAAATGCCTGAACTTGCGCGCCAGATTGCCGCCGGGATGGGTGTAAGTATTGGAGAACTTCGTCAGCTGATGCTGGACGGCAAACTGACGGCAGAAGATGCTCTCAACGCCATTCAGAAGCAAACCGGCTCAGTGAATGCAGAATTCGAGAAACTCCCTCGCACGCTTTCCCAGGCTAATACCGCGCTGACTAACTCATTCCTGTCGATGATTGACTCTGTTAACCAGGCGACAGGAGCAAGCACAGGACTGGTTGCGGTTATCGACTCAATGACTGCAGCGCTCGACCGGCTGGTGGGTAAAGCGGCGTCGGCAGACGCTCAGATATCAGATCTGAACAGCACTGCAGAAATGTTCACGCGTCGGGCGCGCACCTGGTCCTGGCTTGGACTTGATGGCTGGGAAGCGCAAAACAAAGCCCTGGCCGGGCTGAGCAATAAAGCTGCCATGCTGGTTGGCGATCTGGCTGCTGTTTCCAAAGCATCACAGACCGCGGCTAACACAAAGCCGATCGAGATTAAAACGTCCGGCTCAGCTGCTGGCAGCAAAGCGAAAGGCGGAAAGTCTGCTGCTCAGAAAGAGGCAGAGCAATACGCTAAAGCTCAAGAGTCTGTTAACCAAAAACTCGATGAACTGAAGCAGAAAGCCGAACTGTCAGCCGGAAGCGTTGGTGAGTTATCGCGAGCTCAGGCCGTGCTTAATGCACAGCAGTCTCTCGGTAATGATGCGACACAGGAACAGGTCATTCTGGCCGGGCAATACGCGGCTAAAGCCTGGGATAACGCCAACGCATTGCGCGCCCAGGCCAAGGCAGAAAAGGAGCGTACTGACGCTGCCAATAAGTTCAGCACCATCCAGGGTAAAACCAGCAAAACTGCCGGACTGGATAGTCAGTATCAGAAAGACATCTCGGATATCCAACAATACGCTCAGCTTTACCCGCAAAAGGTCGGGGAGGCTGAGGCTGCGCGCGCTGCTATCGAACAGCAATATCGGGATCAGCGCAACGCGGCGATGTGGGAAGAGTGGGCGCAGCAGAACGCGGCCACACAAGCAGCGGCGGCAGCTTTCGATTCACTCGGCTCGGTTGCCAGTAACGCGCTGACAGGAATCATCACAGGCAGCATGTCTGCCAGCGACGCAATGCGCAGTATAGGCATGACGGTCCTGAACAGCGTTGTTAATTCGTTCGTCCAGATGGGTATCGAGTGGGTGAAGTCGGCCATCATGGGGCAAGCGGCACAAACTGCTGCTATCGGCACGGTGACAGCAGTGCAGACGGCAGCAGTGGCAACACAGACTGCTACCAGCACAGCGGCGGCGGCAACGACTGCGGCGGCATGGACCCCGGCGGCGATCCTTTCCTCAATAGCCTCAATGGGTACGGCGGCGGCGATCGGTCTCGGCGCGGTGGCCGGCGTTATTGGCGCGAACCTTCTCGGTAAACGTAAGAACGGCGGTCCGGTAACGGCGGGCGGAATGTACCAGGTCGGCGAAGGTGGCATGCCGGAGATTTACCAGGCCAGTACCGGTAAGCAGTACATGATACCGGGCGACAACGGCAAGGTGATCAGTAACAAGGATATGACTGCAGGGGGTGGCGGCGGGGTGGTAATCAACATCCAGAACTATACGTCATCCTCTGTCGATGCCCAGGCTGGTACAGATGCAAACGGCGGGCTTACCGTTGATTTCATCGTTGCAGACCTGAACAACGGCGGCCCAATCAGTAACGCCATTACCAGCAACATGAACGTTAAACGCACGCCAAGGGGGCAGGGCTGATGCCAATTATCGACTATCCCGACTGGCTGCCGCTGGCGCAGAAGGCCAGCAAAAACATGACGCTCGATACCGGGTTCCAGACCGATCAGCCAGCGGTCGGCCCGGCCATATTCGAGAACCAAACCGACGACCTGAAAGTGACCTGGTCGCTGACGTGGATATTCACCCTGGCGCAGGAGCGCGCTTTCCAACAGTGGCTGCGCAGCCCGAACTATCTCAACCGGGGCCTGAACTGGTTCCGGATGAATATCAACCTGGGCGGCAGTGGCCTGCAGCTGCAGGAGCTTCACTTCACGCAGATGCCGGTGCAAACCAGTATCGACGGCGGGGTGGTGACCTGGACGGGGACCGTTATTGCGAACCACCTCTACAACGCCGACGACGAATTCGACGACATCATTGTTGAACTGCCGCCGCCGTGGGATTCCTGGCTGGATATCGTTGTCACTGGCTATCCGGACGGACGCGATCCGGAATCACTACCGAGGGTGCCGTAATGCCGAGCTTTAGGGAGTATAAGCAGCAGCGCCCGACGCGAGGTCTGTACGACACCATCACGTTCTACCATCCATCATTTGGTTATGTCCGCCTGGTCGATAAGCAGTTCTTCGAGAAAACGCTTGGTGGCCAGACGTACACGCCCGCGCGTTTTGAAATCGAAGAGAGCCAGCAGAGCGGTACGCCGGTGATCGACGCGACGGTGAAATTAGGGCGGCTGTCGTCGGATATCAAAGCGCTGATGAAGCAGTGGAAGGGCGCGGCCCGGCTGACGGCCATCACGGCCACAAGGCAGATCTTCGACAGCGGGGACGTGTCTGTGCCGATTAAGTCCTGGCAGTTATACGTCAAGACAGTGGACATCGACGCTGACTCCGCGTCAGTAACCCTGTCCGTCACCAACCCGCTGAACAACAACATCGGAAGGCTCTATGACCCAACGGAATATACCGGCCTGCAGTACCTCTGATTTTGTTCGGAAGGTGATCGGCGTGCCGTGGGCTAACCGGGCCTGCTCTTTCGAGAAGGTCGATTGTTGGGGCCTGGTGGTGCTGTATTACCGGCACGTTCTCGGCATTGAACTGCACCAGACGCCGGACTACGAAGCCGGTGAGGACTTCTTCACCTGCTACCAAGGTGATGTCGTTTTCTGGCGCCCGGTGGATAAGCCGGTCGAGGGTGGGATATTCGTCGGGTACCGCGGCGCGCAACCGGCGCATGTTGGTCTGGTACTAAACCGTCAGGCGCTGCACTCGCGCGGCGAGAACGGAAGCGTACGCATGGACTCGTTGCTGGTCATTCAGCGGGCATTCACCAAAGTGGAGTTTTTCGAATATGGCTCTGGTTGAGATATCGAATTTTCCAGGAACGCCTAAGCTGCGTTGCAGGGTGCCAAACGGCACCCTTTTTTATGACTGGCTTGCAGCTAATGACGCTACCTTTCACCGCGATCTGCTGATCGTCCGCAACGGCGTAAAGCTGGGCGAAGATGATGAGCTGGCGTTTGAGCTATGTGAACTGGACACCGTCCAGATATTCGACCAGCCCAAGGGCATCATTGGCGACATTCTCAGCCCGATCTTCAAAGTTGTCGGCGCGGTATTCTCTTTCCTTGCACCAAAGCCGGCGATAGCCAATACCGGCGGCAACACGATTGACTCGCCAAACAATAGCCTAACCGGCCAGACGAATACGGCACGCGTCTACAAAGCAAAACCGGACATCTACGGACAAATCCGTTCGTTCCCGGACCTGATTCAGGAGTCGCTGTTCGAATACGTGCGCCAGAGCGACACGGATGGCGGCCTGAAGTACGTTACTGAGTGGATGTGCATCGGGATCGGCAAATATGATTACGAGTCTGTGCGTTATTCAGAGTCCAGCCTCGGAAGCATGGCCGGTGCAGAATTCCAGTTTTACCAGCCGGGTGAAGTGATCCCTACCATCAACGAAGGCTACGGGTTCGACGACGTGGATGGCCAGGAAGTGCCCGGGCAAAACGAATCGGATAATTTCCCGATCGAGACTGCTACGGCTACTACGGTTGTGAGCGGAACTTACTCCGGCGGGCAGATTGCAGTAAAAATCGTCAAGCAGCCTGAGTTTGATTACTTCATGGGCCTGGTCCTGCCGCACGCCGTTACCTTTACGATTAACGTCACCTACAGCTCGCCAACCGGAAACGTTACGCAGGATGTCGATTTCTCCGGCACGCTGATTTCAGCTGTCGAAACCAACGACGGCGCAGTGGTTAACCCGGTCCGGTGGTACACATTCACGATGGGGGATCTGATTGGCCCTCCTGACGTGCCGGCAACGGCGACCATCAACACGACAAAGTTCATACTCAACGATAACGAAGCGCTCGTGGTAGGCCCGTTCTTCTCGCCTGTCGAATCCTCTCAGTTGTGGCTGCACACTCAGGTGCAGCTGGGCGGCAAAAAGTCCGCTGACTGGAAGGTAACGATCTGGAAGATTGACGATGACTACAACCAGGTGCCGGGAACGCAACAGACGTTCACCTACCATCAGGGTACGCCGCACAAATCATCGAGCGAAGTATTTTACCGCACCGATAAGCTGACGCCGACCGGCGGTTTCGGCAAGTACGCCATTAACTTCCAGCGCACAGATAACTCCAGTGATGCCTCTATCCTGAAGGTTGAGGAGATCCACTCGGTCAACGTCAGAACCAACGTCGTGCATCCAACCGATACGCTGGTGCGCGTGAAGGTAAGGGCGACGGAGAACGCCCTGGGCAGCCGTGACCGCAAATACAACGCCCTGGTGACGCGTCAGACCATCAGTTACAACCTGACGACGCAAGCGGTGGATTACACCCTGCGGGCCTCGCGCTCGTTCGCTGATGCAGTGGCGCATACCTGGCTGATTATGGGTGAGCAACCTGTTAGCAGCATTGACCTTTACGGCCTGTACTCGATCGCTGAAAGCTTACCTGACGAACGCCTGGGTTACTTCGACTACACGTTTGATGACGAGAACGATTCTCTCGGCGACCGCGTGCAGGCGATCTGCAATGCGGCATCTGTCATTGCGTACTGGGACGACGGCGTGCTGACGTTTACCCGTGATCAAAAGGTTGACTACCCGGCGGCCGTATTCAACCGTGCCAACATGAAGACGGACGAGTACAAAATGACGTACGAGGCCACTCTTCCTGGCGGCTACGACGGCGTGCAGGTGTCCTACGTGCATCCAACCACGAACAACAAGACGTACATCAACTACCGCGTTCTGAACGGCGCTATCGTCGAGCAGGAAGCGGAGAACCCGAACAAAATCGAGATAGTCGGCTTCCGTAACGAGTATCAGGCGCGGGAACGCGCTCTGCGCGAAACGAGGCGCCTTATCTACTCCCGGGTGAAGATGAACGCCAAAGTGTTTGAGGACGGGATCATGCAGGTCGGTAGCGTCGTGCAGATAGCGGATATCTACGACAGCAACCAGCAGCAAGGTTATATCACTGGCCGCGCCGGGAATAATTTTGATACCAGCGAGCCAATAACGTTTACCGGCTCGATGTATGTCCTGGTGACCGACAGCCTGGGCAACCCGACTCTGCGCTATCCGGCCACCGCCCGCGCCGATACGAAGTACGGATTCACCGCGGCAATACCCGAGATTCAACTCAATATCTGGAACGGAGACACTGTACAGCTCCCGTCGCGCTACCTCATTGCGACAGTGGAAGAGCTGAACAGCCAACTATGGAAGGTCAACAGCATCAAACCGAACACAGATAACACGGTATCTCTGACTGTCGCAGAGTACAGCGACGCCATCTATCAATAAGAACCGTCCCCGACCAACCCGACCCGGCCACTGTGCCGGGTTTTTTATGGAATAAATATGGCTACTACACCTACCAATAGGCCTGTACCGAGCGAATCCCCAATTGACCTGAAATTTAACGCCGGGAAAATAGATGAATTCGTTACCTCTTTTGCTGAGTGGTATATCGATCGCTTCGGGAATAAGCACTACACGATTGAAGGTCTGAAGGCTTTGGTTCTCGAACAGATCTATGCCCTTGGCTGGAATCCCGTAGGAACCTTCCAGGGTGGGGCGATAGTCAATAACCCAGGAGATATCATCCAGGACACTACCTCTGGCGCATGGTACCGATGGGATGACCTTTCGACATTACCCAAGACAGTTCCTTCTGGATCAACGCCTGGCTCATCAGGCGGAACAGGCGAGGGTAAATGGCAACTCGTTGACGTTAGCGATGTTCTCCGTAAGCAGCTAGCCGATGTTAATAGCACGGTGAGTATTGCTGGAGTGCCGGCATCTCAGGTTGCGCAGAACGTTAGGGGTACAAAATATCTTGAAGCCCCTGATGTATATGACCTGATCGTGACCTACGGCCAGTCCAATAGCGCTGGCGAGGCCATTCTTTCTGGTGATACGTCTGGATTCCCATCCCCGCTGCCGAAATCACTGATGTATGATTTCACAGACGGTACTATTAAACCGATCATTCAGGCCATTGTAAGCTCGTCAGGAGTGGCATCTTCAGGGCATGCATGGGGTGAATTTACTAACGAATGGTATCGACTGAGTGGCAGGGGTGCTGTTGTTGTTCATTGTGGTCGTGGTGCTACCTCGTTAGCTCAACTTTCTAAGGGGGCATCTACTGGCGCGTCTGACTATTATGGCTTATTAGTTGCAGGTGTTAATAATGCAATATCAAGAATGGGGACTCAGGGGTTAACGCTCGGAAAAGTATATGTTCTCTTCCATCAGGGTGAAACAGATCAGCTTAACGAGACATCGTTCGATTCTTACCGATCTTTGTTTGTTAATCTCATCGATAATCTTTCTGCAGATATACCTCTGGCAAGGTTCGCAAACTGTACAGTTGGCAGCCCAAAGAACCGACCAGAATACACATGGCAAACCATCCAGAACGCTCAGAGATATGTTGTTAATGCTCGAGATATTGCTGTTACTGCTTTTGATGGGTGTCCTTCATTCCTTAATCGTGACGGAAACGTAGGAACAGAAGGAGTTCACTATACCCAAAAAGGCTATAACACCATGGGTGCAGGAGCGGCGAGAGGATTGTGGGCTATCGAGAAGGGGGGAGTGAAAACAAAGACCCCTGAGGATCTGTTACAGTACACAGGAAACAACGTTGCGCCATGGCTAAGGGCAAAGCATTGTGCTGCAGCAGCACGATATGCCTCATCTAGTTCTTCGTGGCAAATTCTTAATCTAAATAACGATACTGGAGTGATGCGCCCGTCGAATATATCGAAGGTTGCTCCTGCAAGTGACGGTAACTCATTATTATTTACCATTTCAGATAATGCGTCGTGTTGGTTTGATTTTACCGCATATTTAAACAGAACAGAATTAACCAGTGGCTTGTTTGCTATTGCTGACAGATTAAACGTAAGCACAGATTATAATTTGCGTGTAACTATATATGCCAATCTGGATATTATAGTAAACGTAAATACTGGCGAAATCAGATCTGGCAGGCCTGCCGCAACTCCCCCAGCATGGATTTCATCCCTTGTGTCGGCATCTGGTTCAGCTGGTCTTGTGACATTGACACATGGAGCAACAACTACGTTACCTGCAGTGTCATATTATGCTGGTTCTACTCTTGTAGACACGTCTGCTACGGTGGGAGTGAATGCGCCATCAACGACACAAACTATCGTGATGGCGGCCAACGTTTCGAATAGCACGTGGGTAGCAGTTAGCCTCAAGAATGTTCTAGTAAAACCAGCATTCCTGCAGTCTCTCGGCACGACTATTTTTGTGTCAGGGACGTATGCTCCGGACTTCTGATATTTGATTTTTCTTGCATGGCCTTTTTCATAAACATTGCAGCCATTACTTTTTTGTTCTCAAAAACTTGTGATGCGTAATGCGAAATGATTAAGGCCACAACCATTGCGCAGATCCCAATGACCGCAGATAACGAAGCATCATTTTTAACTGTGTACTCGAAAGCTCCGATGAAGAAAAGCATAACAGGGAAATGAGTGATATATAACGTGTATGAAATTTTTGATGATTTCTTTAACACCTTGAAAGGCAGGTCATAAATGAAGAGTGCTATATAAACGAGCATGGAAAATGCGAGGCCGAATGTAATTTTATACATTTCTAGATCGGTTGTTCCGTCCAGGAATGTTCCTGCATTTAAATAAGATTGATAACCGAAATAAGCAAGCCCGATAACACATAGCGCTTTAGCATAAGCAGTTCTTGAAAGTAAGAATGACATTGCGAAACCGGCTCCCCATATTACTGAGTAAGCCATGAAGCGATCATTTGCCATTGAAATGACAAAGAAAAAAATAAGACCAAGAATCACAAGCCCAGGGCGTAGAGTTGCAAGTAGGCCAAAGACAACGTAGTACCACACCTCGTACGGTAGGCTCCACAGAGGGGAGTTAAAATTTGCACCTACTGGCAAGAATCCATTCATGAAAGTAAGTGAGGCCAAAATCTCTTTTGCTGGCATTTCCAGAGATTTACCTCGTGTAAAAGCATCTGGGATCATGAAAGAGGCGCTTCCGCTTTCAAAGAAAATTGGGGCCAAGCTAGACAAAATGAAACACAATATAATGGCAAACAATAAAGGCGGGTAAATACGAAGAAATCGTGATTTGGCATACGAAATGAGGTCAAAACTTCCGTTTCGACTGATGTTTGACTGCACTGATACACCAATAAGAAAGCCACTCATAACAAAAAAAATCATTACGCTAGACTGAGCAATGATCAAATCGGCATGAAAGTAATCAGGATAAAATCTAGCCAGAAAGACCTGAAAAAAGTGACAGATTAACACTGCGATAGCTGACAACCCCCTGAGAGACTCAAGTGCATCAGACTGATTTTGAGATAATTTCATATTGATTGTTAGGCTCAAAAGATGTAGAGACAATAGCATTATAATCATAAAGCTTAATTTGTGTAATGATTATGTGCTTTGTAAAAACAGATGCAGGGAGTGGACAACTACCAATGTGGAAAGTCAGGGGTCAAGAGAGCGAAGCCCGCCTGACCCCCTAGTTAGTAACTTGTTGAGAGCAAACTAACGTCAATAGCTTACACCATACCTAAGCTCTCAGTAACGAAAATCAGAAAATTTCGGGTTGACCAAGGCTAATACTCAACGATACTGTATATCTATACAGTTATTTTGTGAGGTGATTATGCCACGCACAGCAGACATACATGCCGCCTTTGTTGCGGTCATACAGCTCAATCCCAAGGGCTACCGCTATCTGAGCACAGACAGCTTTATCGAGAAGCTGCGGGAGTTCAACTGGCACTTTACCCGAACAGACGCCAATGCCTGGATAGATCGCTATCAGCCAGACTTCACGGATAAGACGACTGACGGGACAGACAACCACTACTGGATCCTGCGCAACATGGGGAGGGTTCACTGATGGGATTTCCTTCACCGGCGATGGATTACGTTGAGCGCCAGCTCTCCCCGGTTGTTCTGTGCCACATTAAGCCCGAGAGCAGGGTTCTCGAGACTGATACGGGGTACGCAGTAATAGAGCCGGCTACGAAAAAGACGCCAGGCGATGTGTTGCTGATCCTGTGCGAAGGGCATACGCAGTTCGCCAAGTTGATGGGTAAGGCGTTAATCACGGACGATGGCGAGGCGATAGAAGGCCCGGCACTGGAAGAGGTAGAGGTGATGGGGCGGGTGACGTTCTTCATCAACCGTGCGAGGGATGACGAGCTTCCGATATAAACCCGCAACTCACGAAAGCGGCTGGATCAGCTCCGAGCCCTGATTCTTCACATTGCCCACGGCGCGCGTAACAGGGTGCCAGATAAACTTGTCGGCGGGCACTGTACCGTCGGCAATTATCTCCTCAGCTTCTTTCCCGCCTACATCCTGACGCATCCATTCGCGCGCCGCTTCAGGTGACAGAACCAGCGGCCGGCGGTCGTGAATATCGACCAGGCCTTTGTCAGCTGCAGACGTCACTATCAGAAATCCTTCCGCTTCATCGCCGCGTTCGAAAGGCGTACTGCCGATCGCCGCCATGAAAATGGGCAGGCCATCGGCCCGGTGAATGAAGTAGGGCTGTTTCTTGTCGCCTTCCTTCTTCCATTCAAACCATCCATCCGCAAAACAGATCGCCCGGCCATGCTGCCAGAGAGGTTTGAACATTCTGCTAGTGGCCGCCGTCTCGACGCGCGCGTTAATCAGCGGCTGCTTATCCCACCACCCGGGCGCGTACGACCACAGAACCGGATCGAGATGCAGCTGCTCGTCTCGCTCGCTCAGCAGTAGGACTTTGGTACCGGGCGACACGTTGTAACGGCCAATAGGCTCCGGGTCGTAGGCGATGTCACGATCTCCTTCGTCGGCCAGGTACGCCAGATAGTCTTCACGGGTTTGGGCTTGTGCAAAACGTCCACACAT